GTATCAAAACGGCACCGTAAATAATAATATAGATAATAATATATCTGATGATAATATAAAACCCGAAAATGAATTTTCGGGATTTTTCGACGAAAGCCAACAATCGAATACGCCTCAAAAATTAAGAGGTACAACAGAACCCCGGAAATGTTTATTTGTCAATAGCAGATTTGCAAAGTTTGATGATTTTGAAAAATGCTTTGATAAACCGGAATTTGAACAGATTGATATTTTATATTATTATCATTCCGTCGCCGATTGGAGCGCAAGCAAAGGCAGGATGCAAAAAGATTGGATTGCGCAAACACGTAATTTCATACGTGGCGACAAGGAAAAAGGAAAATTACATTTGAAACCCGAATACAAAGCCCCAACGCAAAGATTAAATGTTGCCGGGGCTATTGAGTATTTGAAAGATGATTATTAACATGGAAGCATTACCCGAAAAGACAAACAGATTGCCACAAACGTTGCCCGAAAAACGACAATCCGCCGCCGTTTTGCTTTATAGCGGAACGGCAAAAGCAATTGACGTTCGCCGGGCAATGGTTGAATTACCGGAGGTTGCCAAAGCATTAACACCGGTTGAAAAGTATATTTTCGTGGCGTCCACAAAAAAACAGATTGCCGAGATTGACGACGAAACGTTGATTGCCAAAACCGGGCAAATGTTCCGGTTTATCGCAATGGACGTGGGGTTTATCATTCCCACGGAAAACCGGGACGATTGGACGTATATTTGTACCCGGTTGTTGGATTTGCTCAAACGCTATTATTCGCAATTAACATTATCGGAGGTTAAATTAGCGTTTGAATTGCTGATTACCGGGGAATTAGACGACTATTTGCCAAAGGATAGGGACGGCAACGCCGAACGGAAACATTACCAACAATTCAACGCCGATTATTTCGCAAAGGTATTGAACGCATATTGCCGGAAACAAAACCAAGTTATCGGCAAAGCATATACAGCGTTGCCGGAACCGAAAAAGGAGTTAAGCCCGGAGCAAATCCGGTATTATCGCAATCAATCGGTTATGACTTGTTTAATGTGTTTTATGCGCTATAAATATACCGGGCGTTTAGTGTTTGGATTAACCGACGAAATGTTTGTTTATAATTGGTTGTTGGGCGTTGGGTTAGCGGATGAAGTGAAAGAAACCGAGGACGACCGCAAAGAAGCGTATAACCGATTTTTGGCACGTGCCGCCCGTGGATTCGTTAATGAATTTGCGGTTTACCATGTTCGGAAACAAGGAACCCAAAGCCCGGAAATTGATTATACAGCATTTGAGGTTGCCCGGCGTAAAGAGATTAAACGGACGTTCGACCGAATGATTAAGGACGAAATTTATATTTACCATTATTTGAAATTTGAAAAATGAAAATAGATTGTATTATAGGCATAGACCCCGGAAGCAATGGGGGGATTGTGGTTTGGCGACCCAACCACAACGCAACGGCAATTAAGATGCCTAAAGACATTAACGAGATACGGGATTTTCTGAACTATTACAAAGAGATTTGCATACCGATTATCTTTTTGGAAAAATTGAGCGTTCGCCCGGACGACGTAACGGTTGGGGATGCCGGGGCAAATATGGGTAAATTGTACCGCATTCAAAAGATGTTGCAAAACTTTGAGCATTTGAAAGCTATTATAACCGTCGCCGAAATACCATTTGTTTTGGTTAATGCTATGAAGTGGCAAAACGACCTTAAATTGCGTATCAAAGTAAAAGGGAAAAAGGAGGAAAAGGCAGACCGCAAACGACGGTTCCGGGATATTGCCGGGAAATTATACCCGGAAATTACCCCGGCGTTGTGGAATGCGGACGCAACGTTAATAATGCACTTTGGACGGTTCATTTTACAAAACAACCCCCGTTGGGTTTTGGAAAATTTGCCCCAACAAATGCACAACCGTTTATTTTAAGCCCGTAGGGACGTTTAATTATTCAAATGGTTGCTTATATGGCAGACGAAATAAAAGCCCCGCAAATCGAAAATCCCGAAAAAATAACGGCAAAAGATTTGGCGGAAATGGTAAAACAGATGCGGCACAACCAACGACGTTGCCAACGGAACCCAACCCCGGAAAAATTGGCAACGTTGGAAAGTTGGGAACGCAAAGTTGATGCGGTCGTTGCTGTATTGACCGATACACAAATGAAATTGTTTTGATATGGACGAAATGGATTATATCTATTTAGGCGACCGATTGACCCGCCCGGAATTGCGACGTATGCCGTGCCGGGCTGTTCGTCGTTCCGATGGTAAATGTATAAGAGGGCGCAACGGTAATATGTTAGTTGAGTTTGGCGGCGTGGGTAAATGCGTTGTTTTGGGGCGATTATTGCGGAAAATAAAAAAATAGCCGAAAATAAAAGACGAAAGTTTTGGTATATCCATTATTTTACATATATTTGCGGCATGAAAAAAGGTAAATACTTAATAGAATATGATTGTTACGTTGCTGAAAATGGCAATATAACGCAAAATGATAAGGAAATAAAGCCTTATTTGAACGGTGGCTATATGACTGTAAAATTAAAAATCAATGGTTTAAAAGTTATGCGGGTTCATAGATTGGTTGCTTTGGCGTTCATTCCCAACCCGGACAATAAACCATGTGTTGACCATATCGACGGGAATAAATTAAATAATCATGTTAATAATTTACGTTGGTGTACTATTGGCGAGAACCTAAAATTTGAGAACGTTAAACGTGTATCAAAATTATATCCCGTTAAACGTATTGATAAATTAGGTAATATTGTATGTTTTGATAATATTTTAGATGCGTGTGTTTTCCCTTGGCAAAAGTATGTAATATTACAGGTATGTAACGGGAAAAGAAAAACATACAACGGTTATAAATGGGAACATAACGACCCGGCGATTTCCGGGAAATAAATAAATTTAAAGAGCGATGTATATTAAGAAATTGGAATTGTTGAATTTTCAAGTTATCAAAGAGTTCAACGCAGATTTTGAGGGTAATGTATATTTCATTACCGGGGACAATGAGTTAGGCAAATCAACCCTTTTAAAAGCAATCGGCGCAATGTTGACCGGGAACCGGGACGCCGTGTTGAAAAATGGCGAGGACAAAGGATTTGCAAAAATGGTTGTAGGTAACGACGGCGAAAATTACGAGGTCGAATTAAAGTTTACCAAAGCCAACCCACGGGGGACGTTATCCATTAAATCCCAAACAACCGGGATGCGTTCGGATAACGTTTCAATGCTGCAAAAGATTTTCGGCTACCAAGATTTTGACGCCGTGGAGTTTTCCCGTTGGAGTGAAACCGCCGAGGGACGCCGCAAACAAATTGAGGTTGTAAAGGCTTTGTTGCCGGAAAAGGTGCGCACCCGGATTGCAGAAATTGACGCCGAGGTTACGACCGTTAAGGACAAAAGAAAAGACGCCAACGCCGAGGTCAAGACGTACACAACCATTTGCGCCAACGCTGAAAAGCAATTGAAACCCGGCGACGTCAAAACGTATGCCGAGAAAAAGGATATTACGGCGTTGATGGAAGAACAAAACGAAAATGCCCGGTTGATTGAGAAAGCGAAAACGGTACGTCAAGCCCGGCAACAAAGGATTGAACAATTGGAGGCAATCCCCGGACGAATTAAAGAGGCGGAAGAAACCCGAAAAAGTAATATTAAGGCAATCGACGACAAATTAGCCGCCGAGGAAAAAGAAGTTGCCCGGATAATTGCCGAGGCAAACGCCCGGTTGGAAAAAGCCAAAGAAGATGCGAAAGCCAACAAAAAAGCCATTGAAAACGATTATAAGGAAACGTTGCAAGTTATCGTAAATGACAAATCGGAGTTTGTGAAACGTAAAGCGAATGCCGACAAATGGTTAGAGGAATACGAAGCCAATAACCCGGAACAATTAGACACGGCGGAACAACTCAAAAAAGCCGAGGAACACAACCGTATCAATGCGTTGGTTGTGGATTACATGGAAAAAAAGAAACAAAAGGAAGCCGCCGAGAAAACCGCCCGCACGTTTGAGGACAAATTAGGCGCATTGGCAAAGGAAAGGGAAACACTTATTGCAACGTCCAAATTACCGATTGCCGGGCTTTCGTTCACGGACGACGGTTTAGAGTTAAACGGCGTGCCGTTCGTCGCCGGGAAAGTTTCAGATAGTCAAATTATGGAGGTTGCCGCCAAACTGATTATTGCAAGCAATCCGACGGTTAAGGTATTCCGCATTGCGAGGGGCGAAAGTTTGGGCGAAAAGCGTTTACAGGCGATTATAGACATTGCAAAGGCAAACGGTTTTCAAGGCTTTATAGAGGAAGTGAAGCGGGGACAAACTGATTTAGTGGTTGAGGAATACACGGAAAACGAATAATAACCGGGGGCGGGCTTTCCGTCCCCTTAAAATCTAAAACAATGGCATATACATTGAACGATAATTTGAAACGTTGGGCGGAACAATACGAAACCGCCGAGTTTATCCAATCCGACCCGGTGCAAATCCCGCACCGTTACGATAGTCGGGTAAATATTGAAATTAGTGCATTTGTTACGGCATGGATTGCGTGGGGTTCCCGCAAACAGATAATCCAAAAGGCGGATTTTATCGACCGGGAAATTTTCAAGGGTGCGCCGTATCATTACATTGTTGGAACCGATACACAGGGAACCGCCCCGGAATGGAAGCAATACAAAGGCAGTAAAGAGAATTTTTATAGAACGTTTACATACGCCGATTTTCACGACCTTTGCGCCCGTTTGCACCATGTATATACAAATTGGGAAAGCATGGAGGCGGCAATAAAATATTCCCACGAAATAAACGGCGAACCGTCGTTGCAAACCTTGTTTTCTTTGTTTGGTTCGGTTAAAGGTATTCCCGACGGTACGACGCAAACGGCGTGCAAACGTCTATGTATGTTTTTGCGTTGGATGTGTCGCAAAGGTTCCCCGGTTGATTTTGGATTGTGGGACGTATGCGACCCCCGTAATTTGATTATTCCATTAGATACCCACGTACATAAACAGGCATTGCGGTTGGGGCTTGTAAAACGTCGGACGCCGGATTTGCAAACAGCCATTGAGATAACCGACCGTTTCGCCGAGATATTCCCGGACGACCCAACAAAGGGGGATTTTGCGTTGTTCGGCTATGGAGTGAATAACGGTAAGGTTGCACCCGTTACGACGGAACCGGAGCCGGAAAAAGAGCAACCAACCGCCGTGGCTGATTTGTCAATTGCCGACGTTCTGAAAATGCGGTTGTTTTATGACAACGCCGCCGCCGAGGTTCGGGAAATATGGGAAAGTCGGGAAAAAGCCCGCAAAGCATTGAAAGCAACCGAGCGTTTGAAAGCGCACCCAATCGACGGGTTGCACAATGCCGGATTGTTGGAGCCGGGCGAATTTGTTGTTGCATTTGCAAAAGTATTGGATAAGCGGGAAACGAAGTTATCACGGGCGGAACGGGACGTTATCCATACAATCGGAATGACAGCGTTTAATAAGACAATGAAAAAATTAATAGCCGATGAAAAAGCGAGAAATAACAGCGACGGGAACAATAAACAATAACGGCGGGTTGGCAATGTACATGGGCGAATTAAACGAATTTTTAAAGGGTTGGAAAGGTTCCCGGATAATTGCCCGGTTCATTGTTGCGTCGCCCGGTTCGTCCGAGGCTTTGAAAGGCTATTATTTCAACTATGTTGTACCGACGTTTAAGCACGCAATTTGGGAGGCGGGCGAACGTCTTACAGAGGAACAAACCGAACGACGTTTGCGGGAATTTTCGCCGATAATGTATGAGCAAACCCCAAACATTGATACTGGGAAATACGAAACACGTTTGCGTACAATTGCAGAGTTAAGCAATGCGGAATTAATAGAGCATATCGAATTCCTAAAACAGCTTGCAAGTGAAGAATACTATTTGTATATTGACGACCCCCGAACGTTGTAGGTATGTTTTGCAAGTGTAACGGAAAGCGGAAAAATTACCCGTTGGCGGGTTGGCGGATTATCCGCCACGAATACACGCCAAAGCATTACAGCCGGATAAAGTGTTTGCGGTGCGGGTGCGTTTGGATTACACGGGCAAAATATGTTGAACAAACCCCCAACGAGGACGGGCAAAAAAGACTTTTTTAGTATGGAATTAAACGACAAATCCCCGATGCCGCAAGTAAATTTAAGGGGCAACCGATGGAAAACGTACCGTATTGGCATTTGCTTTGGTTGGACGGAAAACCGTTTTGTAACCGGGACGTCCAAAAGTATATAGACGAAAACCGGGACGTTTTGGAATTGGAAAAAAAGCGGGATAAATACCGCAATGAGAGCGAAAACAGTAATTAACGATTTAATTTTAAGGTTATGCAAAAATTTGATTTGAAAGATGTTTGTTTCTTTGATTGTGAAACAACCGGGGTTCCGGCAAAGGGTTTGAAATGGGATGCGGATTTTGAGCAATTCCCGCACGTCGTCCAATTGGCATGGTCGTTGGGCGATAAGGAAAAAAGTTATATTATCAAACCCGATAATTACGAGATACCCCCGGAAACAACCGCAATTCATGGTATAACAACCGAACGGGCAATTGCCGAGGGCGTGCCGTTTGCCGAGGTTGTGGACGAATTTTTAGCGGATGCCAACGCCGCCCCGCTTGTATGTGCGCACAACATTTACTTTGATAGTTCAATGTTAAAAGCAAACGTTTTGCGCTATTGTGGACGGGAATATTACGACGCACATGTTGAGGACGCATTACATAAGGGTAAACGCATTGATACAATGATGAAAACAATTAAGTTTGTCGGCGCATTGTATTCAAACGGGCGACCGGGAAAATATCCCAAATTAGAGGAATTATATAGTAAGTTATTCCCCGGCGAAACATTCCCGGCGCATGACGCATTAGAGGACATAAGGGCGTTGCGCCGTTGCGTCCCGGAATTGGTTAATTTGGGGATTATTGAGTTAGCGCAAAAGGAATACCCGGCGGAACAACTCAAAGCCCAATTTGAGCCGGAAAAGCCCAAAGGCGGGCGCAATATTGAGTTCCACGACCCCAACCCGGTAACGGAACCAATCGGAACCGGGGAACCCGCCCCGGAACCAATCCCGGAACCGGAACGCCCGGCGGTTCCGTCGAATAGTAAGACACGGGAATTGTTGGACGAAAACGAATTTTGATTAAAACCGTGCCGGGCGGGTTCCCGGCAACAAATAATATTACAATATGAGCGAAGAAAAAAAAGCCGCAAACGTTATGTTGATACCAAGCGAAAAGGCGTTTGCATTGTCGAAAGTCAAGACATTAAAGGACGGCGGGTTAGACGTACATTATGAAGTTACCGAAACAATTGGTAATGAGAGTTACACGAACAAATACCACGTCGAAAGTGCAAAGGACATACACCCGGATTTGCGGGATTGTTTCGACCGTTTGCGCCCAATCATGGGACGGATTTTTAATATTACGTCCTTTCTTTCAATGGTTGAAACGTCCGATTTCAAAGCAACCAAAAAGCAAAGCGAATTATCACGGGATTTTGCCGACGAAATGTTGAAAAACATAGAGGTTCGGGGCGTGTCCTTTTCCGGTCAAGACGATAACGTAGGGGTTGTTTTAACCGGGTTGTTTACCGTGTCTAACAATCAGAAAACCGCAATCAATTCGCCCCGCCTTAAATTCAATACGGAAACGTTCGGGTTTGAGGAAGAATTAGAAGAAATTACCGCCGACATTGAAACCGAGGTTTACGCCTTTCTTTTCAAGGGTAAAAAGGCGCAATTGGAGTTGTTCGGGGCTGATGGCGGACCCGCACCCGGATTGAATGCCGAAAAGGTAGAGGATAACGGATTGTTCCCGGATATTAACGACCCGGCGGACGACCCGGAACCGAACGACGAAACGGCGGAAATGTAAGAGTATGGAACCGTATTTGTTGACAGACCGGGACGAATACCAATATTGTATCAATCGGGGGTATAATCCCCTGATTGATATAAAGCATTTTACAATGGATATTCGTTTGAGGGTTGAGATACAACGGGAATTGTTCGGGCATTGTATTACGGGACGGGGCGCAAATATCATGGCGGCAAATGAACGCTTTTTCCGTTGGGTTTGGGAGCATAAGCCGCACCGATGTGAGGAATGTTTAAAGCCGTTACGGAATTATTCCGCCGTTTATTGTTCGCATATATTGACCCGTGGAGCGTTTCCCGAAATGGCGCATGATGCAAGAAATATAAATATACTATGTTTTGAACATCATTCATGTTGGGAGAATGGGGATAAAACGAAAATGCGTATATATTCCGGCAATATGATAATGATTGAATTAATGAAAAATGAGTATGCAAATTTGGAAAGATATTGAGGGTTACAAAGGACATTATCAAATTTCTAATTATGGCAATGTTCGTTCCTTAAAAAAGGATGCGTTTCTAATGAAAGGCGGATATTTGAAAGGATATAAAATAATTAGTTTATGGAAAAATGGAACCGGGAAAATGTTCCGTGTTCATAGATTAGTTGCGGCGGCTTTCATTCCGAACCCGGAAAACAAACCATGTATCGACCATATCGACGGCGCCCGAGCCAATAACCATGCGGACAATTTGCGTTGGGTTACGGTTAAAGAAAATCAGAATAACCCAATAACAAAATCTAAATGGATTGGAAAAAAAGCGAAACCGCACCACGAAAAAGCGGTTGAGCAAATAAAAAACGGTATTGTTGTAAATGTATTTGTTAGCATACAAGAAGCCGCCCGAAAAGGCAATTTTTCGGCAACGGCAATTTGTAAGGTATGTAAGGGGAAAGGAAATTTGCATAAGGGTTATAAATGGAGATATAAAAAATGAGAATCAAAAAGAGGCAACCCGATTACGGGGCAATTTCCCGGTCGTCAATCAAAAAAGACTTTCAGAGGGTACAAAGATACCCCGCTGAGGAAAAACGCCCGCAAATCGAAGAATTGCCAAAAATAAACGCCGAACGTCGTATTATCCATATATCCGAGGTTAGCGGGTACGCCAAGTTTGCCCGGTACATTGTCGGTAAATTGGTACGACTAAAAGAAAAAGCGAACATTGGCGGCAATTCGTGGTATTGCGAGTTTGTACATGACGACGACCGGAAAGCCTTAAACATGGCGGCGGGTTGGTCTGATAATAAGAAAATGTATTTATTCGATGGCGTAAAATTCAAATAGTTATGAGTGTAAACAAAGTTATTTTATTGGGGCATACAGGAAAAGCCCCGGATTTTAAGGAGTTCGACAACGGCGGTTGCGTTGCGACCTTTTCGTTAGCAACAACTAAACGAGGGTTTACGACAAAGGACGGGCGACAAATCCCGGAGCGTACCGAGTGGCACAACATTGTATTGCAAAATGGGTTGGCAAAGGTTGCCAATCAGTACGTCAAAAAGGGCGATAAACTTTATATTGAGGGGGAATTAAGAACCCGCAGTTATGACGATGCGCAAGGCGTGAAACGATACATTACCGAGATTGTCGCAACCGATATGGAAATGTTGACCCCGAAAACAACCGGAGCCGGAACGCAAGCCCCGCCAACCGCACCGCCCGCACCCGCCCCGGAACCGTCGGACGATTTACCGTTTTAATCTGTTTGAGTTATGGGAGCGATAAACGGACGGGTTATTTACAGCCCAAAAGGGAAAGCCGGGGAATATGCCGAGAACGCCGCCAACTTTTATGTTGGTTGTTCCAACGGATGCACGTATTGTTATTTGCGCAAAGGGCGGGGCGCAAAGGTATTGGGAGGTAATACCCCCCAATTGAAAAAGACATTGCGAGAATATCCATACGCATTGGATATATTTACAAATGAGTTGTTGAAGCATAAGGACGAATTACAAAAAACGGGGTTATTCTTTTCGTTTACGACCGACCCGTTATTGCCGGAAACGCAACGGTTGACCCGTCAAGCAATCGGCGTTTGTCAACGCCACGGCGTCCCGGTTAAGGTATTGAGTAAATGCGCCGATGGTATCAATATTTTAATCGACTTTGCCGAGGCGTCCGAGGGTTGGGATAAATCCCGCATTGCCATTGGTTCCACGTTGACCGGGTGCGATGAATTGGAACCCAAAGCAAGCCCAAACCGGATGCGTATAAACGCATTGGCACGGGCAAAACGCCACGGGTTCCGTACCTTTGCAAGCGTTGAACCAATCCCCGTGGGAATGTTTGACCGGGCATTTTCTGTAATTGCTTTGTCGTACCCCTTTGTTGACTTGTTTAAGATAGGATTACAAAGCGGTTGCAGATATACAAAGCGGGAAACATTGACGTTTTACAACGACGTGTTCGACTATTGGGAGGCGCACCCGGACAAAACACCCCGGATATATTGGAAAGATAGTTTTATAAGAGCGTCCGAGATTGAGCGGGAAACATTGCCCGGTTATTGTGTCCCGGCGAATTACGATTTATTCAACGAAAAATCAAACGAAAATGCAGTATAATAACAAAGACTATAAACCGGAATTGCACGACCGTTGGCGTGCATTAACCGTTAAAAATCCGTATGCAACGCAGTTGGTAACGGCGGCGTATGAGGACAACGGGATTGTTTACGGCGAAAAATGTATTGAGGTACGCAGCAAAAACACGCCGTACCGGGGCGATTTAATGGTTTGTTCGTCCGCTAATCCGGTAATTGCCGGATATGAAAGCGGGGTAACGTTGGGGTTGGTTGAATTGTACGACGTTAAGCCCGTCGCCGATTTTACCCCGGAAGATTGGGAGAATACCCGCATACCGCCCGAAAAACGTAAATCCATTACAAAGGGGTTCGGTTGGCTGATGCGGAACCCCCGCCGGGTAGTTGAGTTTCCAATTAAGGGACAATTGGGTATCTATAATCTCGTATATACCAAAGGCGTAATAACCGAATACCCACGGGCGTTGGTAGTTGATAAACAGAGTTACGAATTATTAAACAGAAAAGGAAATGAGTAAAAAACAAGTTGGAATTATCCGCAACAATGGCGACGTACATACGGCGCAAATTGGGTTTCATATCGGACGGGTTGGCGTATCTGTTTACGTCCGGGAATATTGGAAATATAAGAGTTGGTTTGTTGTTCCCGGCGTGTCTGTGGATGCGGTCAACGGTTACGACCGTTACGTTGACATTGAGGCGAAAATATTGTTTGTCGGCATTGGCATACGGTTTATATGGATTAAAAGAAAGGTAAAACGATGAAAGCAAAGATTTTATTGTTATCTTTGGCAACGCTTTTGTTGGGGGCGTGTCAAAGCGAGAACGAACCAACGGAAACATTTTATTTACTACAAAAATCCGAGAGCATGGAAGAAAGAAACGAGTTTGTAACGAATACCACGGCGGCAATGATACAGATAAACGCCCCCCGGTATAATTGCGAGATTGTCGAAACCGCATTAGCGGGCGGCGATAGGGTGCGAATTTGCGTAAAAGGCGCAAAGGAAGATTTGGACGCATTGTTTGACTATGTAAACGAAGCGGGCAAAGAATGAGAGTAAAGCAACCCAAACCGTTCGACCGGGAAAGAGAATATAAGCCCGGCGAACGGGCAATTGTCAACGGTGCGGTTTTAATTGCTACATTATGGACGCCCGCCGCACAACGGTTGGCAGATAGCCCCGGAACATTATTTTGTCAACGTTGCGTTTGTTGTAAGATTGGAAAAGATATTTGCACCGGGGCAAATCTGAAATGTGATAAATACAGCCGCACCGACCGAAAAACGATTTTTTGGCGGTTGGCATATCCAAAGAGTAACGCAGTAAGAACAATTAAAAAAAATAGCAATGAATAAGCAAGTATTAAGCCCCTTTGATTGCGATATGTGCGCAATGATTGAGGACATAACAAAACAAGAAATTGAGGTTACGGCGTCCGATACCTCAATACGTTTGAGTTGGGCGCAAAATGGTAGCGACGGGAACGATACACCGGAGGAGCAAAGGATTGAGGCATTAAAACAAGCAATCCGGGGACGATTGGGCGACCGTTTTATTGAGTTCTTTTACGCCGATGGTAGGCAGTCGGTTTATATGAAGTACGACCCGGAGGAATACCCGGAGGAAATGCGCATCCGTTTAGTTGACCCGGACGCCACGGCGGGAACCCGGTATTATCGCACCTTGTTAGAGGTTGACGCAATCCAATTTCGCCGGGACAACGTGGACGACGTATTGAGGTTTACCGGAGGGGGAACCGTTATAACGCCACGAACCCCGGACGGCAAAGCAATGTTTTCTTTTCCCGATGGCAACGGCATATTCGTTGACGTGCCGGAAAGTTGGTACATTATCCGGGAATTGAACGGACGATTTACCGCCCGCCCGGAACGGGATTTTAAACGAGAATTTGAACCTAAAAACAATCCCGTCGAAAATACCCAAAAGGAACCCACAAACAAAGGATGCGGCGATTGTGCCAATTTCACGAATGAGGACGTAAACGGTAACGGATATTGCGAGGCGTTCAAATCTGAACAATCATGCGGAACGTGTCGTTGCCAAGAATATAAACCTAAAAATTAAAGAGCGATGATTAACAAAGAACAATTTATTAATGAGATTGCCGAGGTGGTAAACCGTAATTCAATGGAAAAGGCGTTTAATGATACCCCGGATTTTATTTTAGCCCGCATTGCGGTTGAAGCAATGGAAATGTTTACACGTGCAAGCGCACACCGGGACGATTACCACGGATTTAGAACGGCGAACGACCGGAAATATAAAGCGATTTGCGAAAGCGAAAAGAAAGCAAAGCCCGTAAATACTTGTAAGGGTTGCCCGCTTATCGACGTTTGCCCCGCCGTCCAAATGGAAAAGCAACCGGAACGTAAAAGGGAGTACAAGAAACCGGAGGCGCACAACGTCCCAAAAGAAGTGGAAGCAATGGCGGCGTTCTTTGCTGATATGTTCCCCGGTTCCGAAATACAAATCCAACGGGTCGATTTGAAAAAGAACCCCCGGAACAAATGCCGGGCAAAGAATAAACGGAAAGGGGGGCGACGCAATGAAAAATAAATGTTCGTCGGAAATTCCCAATATGCCGACCGGATGCGCCCCGGATAATCGGACACCCCAAAAGATATGCGGGACGTGTCGTTATTTTAACCCGGAATATCCGATAAACGGGAAACCCCGCCCGGTATGTTTAGCGTTGAAAGAAACCAAAGACGGGCATACGTATAAAATCACATTAGGAGTTGAACCGCATTTTCATTGCTCAAACGGAAAGTATGAAAATGGAATAGGACGATAGAGCAATAGCCCCGGAAACAAAGCCGGGGTTTTGCCGTTTATATGTGAGAGAGAACAAACGATTGGCAATGCGGCGAAAAAGCCGTAAATTTGCCCCGTGGTTAAAAGATAACCACCGAGATATAGAAAGTATTGAATAAGACAATAAAGCCTCTTAAAATGGAAATTCCGTGCAAATAACTTGCAAAAGGGCCAGCAACGTTTTAAGGAGGTAAACAGGGGAAAGGATAAAGCCCGGAACAAAAGAACAAAGGCAAAGGAGCCGATAAGGAGCCAACCAAAGGACGAAAAGGCGTAAAAGGCAGATTTTGACCCCTGTTTGACATTAAAAGAGGTTAGACGATGAAAAAGAGAAAGAAGCCATTAGGCTACAACAAACGTTCCGAGGAACAACGAATTTATGACATTCGGTTTTGCGCCGACTTGTTTTTGCGTGGTTATTCGTATCGAGAAATTGCCGACGCATTGAACCGGGATTTGTCCGCCCGTGGCGTTGGTTATACAATTTCGTTTCAAATGGTTTATTACGATTTGCAACAATGCCTTATCGAATGGAAGCGGGAACGGTTGGAAACAATCGACGAATATGTTACACAGGAATTGCGCAAGTTGGATAAAATGGAGCAACAAGCGTGGGAGGCGTGGGAGGTATCCAAAACCGGAAAGCAGCGCACCAAAGAGAAAACCAACCGGGGGCGTCCTATCAAAACGGATGCGACCGACGGCGACCCGGAATATTACGGGTGTAATGAAACGACCGTTGAAACGTCGGCGGGCAATCCCCGGTTTTTGGACTTGCTGTTGAACATTCAACAACGCCGGGCAAAGATGTTGGGATTTGATGCGCCCGTTAAAATCGAGATACCCGGATACAACGCCGGGACGGACGACGATAAACCGAAATACGATGTTAAGGCAATCCCGGACGACCTGTTGTTTGCCGTCGCCGACAAATTGCAGTCCGCCGAATATCAAAAGGCATTGTTGGAGAAAGGAGGGGCGCAATAATGGCAAAGAGAATAACCGCACCCCGTCCGGGAACCAAGCAACCGGAATGGCAAACCGAGATTTGCGATACGTGCCGTTTTTCCGAATGGATAACGGACGACCATAGACACCGGGATTTAAACGGGAACCCGATTTGTTTACGTTGCCCGCATTACGAATTTTACATTGTCCGAGGTCGCCGGGCGTGTTCTAAATGGGAGAAAGGAGCAAAGCAATGAACAACGAACAATTATTGCAGATGTACGACGCAATCCGGCAACAACCGGATTTGCTTGTTAAAGCCGCCGCCCGTAAACGATTAATCAACTTTGCCCGGTATATGCAACCGGATTTAGTATTAGAGCCGTTCCACGTCGTTTATTATACGTTGTTGGATATGTTTGCGCACGGCAAAATACGAAAGATGATTGTACAACAACCGCCCCAACATGGCAAATCGGAGGGGTCGAGCCGAAAGTTACCCGCATTCATGGAGGGATTGAACCCGGATTTAAAAATAATGATAGGTTCATACGCCGCCACGATTGCACGGGATTTCAACCGGGACGTTCAACGTATCATTGACACGCCCCGTTATCGTGAATTGTTCCCCGGCACGTATTTAAACGGTTCCAACGTCGTAACAATGGCAAACACGTATTTACGCAATAGTGATGTTATCGAAATGGTAGGGCGTAAGGGTTCGTTGCGTGTTGTGGGGCGTGGCGGTTCGTTGACCTCTAAAACCGTGGACGTGTCGATATTGGACGACGTTTATAAGGATTACGCCGAGGGTAACAGCCCGATAGTACGGGCGGCGGCGTGGAAATGGTACACAACCGTTGTTCGTACCCGCTTACATAACGATTCGCAGGAATTAATAGTATTTACCCGATGGCACGACGACGATTTGATAGGACGCATTGAAAAGAGTGGGGAATTAATCATTGATGTAACCCGTTGGGCTGATTTGGATAACATACCGCCGGGGGCGTGGGTGCGCATAAACTTTGAAGCATTGAAAACCGGGGAACCGACCGAGATAGACCCCCGCCCGGTTGGGGCGGCATTATGGGAGGGGCGGCACAACCGTATGAAGTTAGAAGCGCAAAAGGCATTAGACCCCGTACAATTTCAATGCCTCTATCAAGGGAACCCCGGTTCCGCCGAGGGGCGATTATATCAGCCGTTCAAAACATGGGTCGAAAAATCCGATTACGGCACGTACGTACGTTCCGGCGCATACATTGACGTTGCCGATGAGGGCGACGACCTTTTGTTTGGTGCAACGTATGACGTCTATAAATCCGACAACATGGTTTTCAACGAAAAGACAAAACGAATGGAACCGTTATTATTCGCCCTAATTACCGATATGGAAATGACGGACGAAAACACGGACGTAACAACCGTAACCGTCCCGGCGATGATAAACCGCAACGGCACGCAAAAAGCATGGGTTGAGAGTAACAACGGCGGGGCGGGCTTTGAAAAGGTTATCAAAAAGAAAGTCCGGGCGATTACAGACCCGTTTTATCAAGGGGGTAACAAGGAAAGCCGGATAATCACTAATTCCGCAATGGTAAACCAACATATAATTATGCCGTTCGGATGGGAAACCCGGTATAAAGCCGTTTACGACCATGTTACAACCTTTTTGCGTAATTTCGATGCGAATACGCACGACGACCCGGAGGACGGATTAACCGGGATTTACGAAAAAGAGATTGCCGACGGCAACATACAGCCATACGCACACGCAAACCGAGGCGTAAAACGTCGCAATTAGCATTATTTTTGAGATATGCAAGATTGTAACCGAAAAAGTTTATAACTTTGTAGCGAAAACAAAGGGCAAAGGGACAGCCCGGAGATAGTAAATAATAGTTTTAACGTTAAAAATTGAATTTATGATTACTTGTAAGTGTCCGGCGGCGGCTTCATTGCCCGATATTCCCGCCGTAAAATGCGCCGAAAGTTTCGGGCAAATCCAAAAGGTAGCGTTTCAACGTCTAACCAAAGACGATGGAAGCAAAAACAGTTTTACGAGCGAAAAGGCAATTACTTTGCTTGCTTCATGGACGCCGTTATTGTCGGCGGCTGATAGTACAAAGATTGTTGTTTCCCCGTATATCCAAGCCCCGACCAACGAAGCCGGAGCCGCCCGAACCTTTGGCGGCGGTAACGAAACATTGGGAGGCGTTGAGGAAATTATAGGGCGTGAACCTAACCCGTTCACGGGCGTAATGCGTAAAATCCCCCAATCAGTAATTAAGGCAATGAAAGAATTGCAATGCGAAAGTTGGGCGGACAATTTGGGCGTCTATCTGTTTGACGAAAACGGAAGTATTGAAGCAATTCAAGACGAAACGACCCCGACAACGTATTATCCTATTCCAATTCGTTCTTTGTTCATTGGCGACAAAACGCACGGCGGATTGGAAGCCCCGGACAGCAACGCAATACAATGGGCGTTTTTGCCGAACTATTCGGACGACCTCACAATTGTAACCCCGAGTTTCAACCCGCTAACCGATTTGAAACCCGCAAACGGTTGACGATATGGCGGCAAAGGTTACAAAGGTTAAATTAGTTTGTCCGCCGCACAATTTGACCGAAGAATTTGAGATTAAGCACGCCGAAAGGTTGTTGCGGATGCCAAACAACGGCGGTTGGCAATTACCCGAAAACAGCGATTTTAAATTTACCAACGACAATGGGATTGAGTATAAGCGAAATAAAAAAACGGATAACGGAGCCGAAAAAGCGTAAAACGATAAATAAGGCTATTTATCACCAACAGCGCATTAATTTTCACGCCCGCACCCGCATTACGTCGTTTGACATTTGCCAACCGGTTACGGACTTTATGGCATTTGTTTCTAACCTATTGCCGCATGACAAATTTAAGATGTTCAAAACATTGTTCCGTTACCCCGTTAAGACAAACGAGGTAACGGGCGTTTGTTTTGATAAGTTGAGCCGGATTTTTGACGGTCGTAACCCGGCGTTCAATTATCAGTTCCAAAACCCGGAACAAAGGGACGATTGGGAATATTACCGCCAAGACGTATTACACGAACCGGAAATTTGGAGTACAAAAGGATGGGAGTTTTTCCAAACCGAAATAAATAGCGTTCTAATTGTCGATATGCCGAGCGAACAAAACCCCGCCGACAAATACCCGCAACCGTATTTCTATTGGTTGCCTATTGCATCCGTGATTGATTACAGAGCCAACCCGACGACGGGGGTAATGGATTATATCATATTTAGGCAGGACGGCGAACGTATCGCAGTAATTGACGACGAACGTTATAGAGTTTTCAGAGAGGACAAAAACCACAATATCGGCGAATTGCTGATTGATAACCCGCACGACGTCGGTTATTGTCCCGCCCGTTTCTTTTGGAATGAACCGTTGAGTTTATCGGAACCCGACGTTAAGCAATCCCCGCTAACCAAGCAATTGGAGGCGTTGGATTGGTTTTTGTTTTATCATATCAGTAAACGACATTTAGATTTATACGGAGCATATCCGATATATTCCGGTTACGAACAATCATGCGATTTCAGTAACGGCGAAAATGGCGATTATTGCGACGGTGGGTTTTTGAAAGACAAACAAGGGTTTTACAGATTGGACGCCGCCGGGCTTTTGATGCGTTGCCCCAAATGCGGGGATAGTCGTATTAACGGCGTCGGTTCGTTCGTTGAAATACCAATACCGGACGGGGATAAACAACCCGATTTGCGTAACCCGGTGCAAATGCTAACCGTTGACCGTGGGAGTTTGGATTATAACGTTGAGGAAGAAAACCGCCTAAAGAATGACATTATTACGTCGGTTGTTGGAACCAACGAGGAAATAACCACACGGGACGCATTGAACGAGCAACAAATACAGGCGAATTTTGAGAGCCAAAGCACGGTATTAAACCGGGTAAAAAAGGGATTTGAGGCGGCGCAACAATTCGTTGATGAAACCGTTTGCCGTTTGAGGTATGGCGGTTTGTTCGTTTCTGCAAAAGTCAATTACGGCACGGAGTTCTATTTATCCAACGCAACGGAGTTACGGGAACGTTACAAAGTGGCAAAGGAAAGCGGCGCAAGCGAGGCGGAATTAGACGCATTACAAAACCAAATTATCGAAACGGAATACCGGAACAACCCAACCCAATTGCAACGTATGTTGACGTTGGCGGAATTGGAGCCGTACCGACATTTAACCCGTAACGAGGTATTGGATTTGTACGGCAAACAGATTATCAGCGAAAACGATATGCGTATAAAGTTGAATTTTGCTAACTTTGTACGCAGATTTGAGCGTGAATATTTGAACGTGTTAGAGTTTGGGTATAATATGCCGTTCAACTCTAAGATAAATTTTATAATTAATAAAATGAATGACTATGCTAGTGAAAGTAAGCGAGGGCAAAACTAAAGACGTTGCGATTATCGACGTTACGCCCGAAAACTACATTGTCCCGGACAATGAGAAACATTTGTATCATTGCGTTATCGAAATTAAGAAATTCGACAGCGAAACGGGCAAACGGTTATCAATTCCCCGTATTCAGAAGTTCGGCAAAAAGGGTTATGAAAATAGCATTGCCGACAATCTGAAAAAGCAGGGTTACACGATTACCGTATTGCACGACCCCAACGAGTACATGAAAGCGAAAGCCGAGGCGGACGAAAAGGCAAAGGCAGAAAAAGCCAAAGCCGCCGAGGAAAAAGCCAAAGCCGATGCCAAAGCGAAAGCCGAGGCGGACGCCAAAGCCCGTGCCGAGGAAAAGGCAGCATTGAAAAAGGAGATTTTGGAAGAATTGAAAGCGGCGGGAATTATCCCGGCGGAACCCGCCAAAGAAACCAAAGCCGATGCAAAGGCAAAGGCAGAAGCCGAGGACAAACCCGGAGCGAAAAAGTAACAGAGTATTAAACTATTAAAAATACGATTATGGCACAGATTGCACAGCAGGACAATTTGGTTATTGAAGTAACAACAACCGCCGCCGCATTGGATAGCGCAACAAAGAAAAAGTTGATTGAATGTATTGAGGGCGGAACAATTACCGACGTAATTTTGGTAACAAAAGAGGCTGAAAAGAAAATCAGCCATGCACGTGTTGTTAGTTGGTTGGTTAACACAACCGGGGATTCGCCAAAATACACAATTCATATTATTAACGCAAACAGCGGAGCAGTAGCAGCAATCGCACTTAATTAATTCAAAGGGAAAGAATTATGTTAACGAGAGAAATTTTAGTTGCAAATGCGGCATTAGCCGGATTAACCGACGAACAAATTGCGGCAATTACAACATTGTCCGCCAACGACGAAAATAGCGTTATCGCCAAAAAGACGGGCGAAATTTACGGCGAATTGGATGCCGATATTTTGGCAGTGTCCGGTATCGCAAAGAACGGAACCGAAAAGACGTTTGATTACGCAAAACGTGTGGTCGCCGAGTTCAAAACTAAAGCGGAAAGCGCAAGCGCATTGCAAACCCAAATCGACAGTCTGACGAAAGAAAAGGCACGTTTGGAAAAGGCAATTGCTGACGGTGCGACCGATGCGGAAACCGCAAAGGCTTTGAAACAGGCGAAAGCCGATTTAACGGCGGTAACAACGCAGTTTAACGACCTTAAAAGCAAGTACGATGAAGCCGAACAAACCCACACAAACGAGGTGTTCGGCATTCGTGTTGAAACGGCATTGCAGACAGCAACCGCCGGATTGAAGTTTAAGGCAGGGTTGCCGGAAAGCGCAACAAAGGTTTTGTTAGACCAAGCGATTGCAAAGATTAAGGGCATGAACCCCGAATTTATCGACGACGGAAAGGGAGGCAAAATGTTAGCGTTTAAGGACGAAAACGGCGCAATCATGCGCAACCCGAACAATCAGTTGAACCCGTACACCCCCGGCGACCTTTTGACCCGTGAATTGGAAACAATGGGTATTTTGGATAAAGGACGCCAAGCGGCGGGCGGCGGAACGGGCGCACCAACCGGAGCCGGGGCGGGCGGTAATGTTACCGTTGACATATCCGGCGCAAAAACGAGGGTTGAGGCATACGACGCAATCGCAAGCACTTTGCAACAACAAGGTTTGCAGATTGGAACGGCTGAATTTGACGCCGCAATGAAACAGGCATGGCAGGATAACAATATTGCCGCATTGCCGGAAAAGTAAAAGACAACACGGGTAAAGGGTAAACCCGCATTTATAAACAATTAAATTTTTAAACGTATGAGTTTAATAGCAACAAGAGTACAGAATTGGCGGATAGAGAACCCGGAGTTAGACCGTAATATGTTCCGCCCGTGTGAGTACGGCGCATTGGATTTCTTTATTGAGCAAACCAACGCCCCCAACTCAATCATTAGCCCTAATTTGAGAGATAGAGCGTTAGTAAGTATCGGCAACACGGTACAAGTACCGGTTATCAATTATGACGAAAACGTACAAGTTAGCAACGTGCGTTCATGCGTTATTGCTGATAATGAAAATACGTCCGCATTGGTAACGCTTGTTTGGGCTACCTATGCAATCGGGTTTACGATGGTTCCGGCGGCGTATTCAAACAATGAAATTTCGTATCAACATGATTTCATGCGCAAAATGGAGAAAACAACCCGTGCGTTGGCGGATGCTTTGGATAAAGGAGCCGTTGCCGCATTGGAAGCGAACAAAACGCAGGTTTTCAAAACTTTGCTCAATTACACGGAGACCGGAAACGTTATTCAAGTTCCAACCCAAATGGCAACCGAGATTTTGGGCGACATTAACCCAATCATGCGAGCGAATTGTTACCCGGAATATATCCACCTTATCGCAAATGCGGGGGTTGATAGCCTAATTCGTAAGTTGGCGCAACATGGCGTTTACAACGACGTTAATAAGCGCATGGAATACGATAACAAAGTATTGCATTATACCAACAACGTAACCGACGAATCGGGCAAAATGGGAACAATGTTTGCCGTTGCTGATGGAAACGTTGGTATCTTAACCCGTGTTGACCGTGAAGCATACCGCCGCACCCGTGCGAATTTCCACGAATGGGACATTGTACGATTGCCGTACATTGATTTGCCCGTTGGTTCGCATTATTATACCGCCGTTGGCGACCAATCGGCGATTATGGGCGACGCAACCGCCGATTTGACGTGTGCGGTTAAGGAGTATTTCGGATTTAGCGTTGATGTTGCCTACATGGTAGCATATAACAGCAAATCGGACACCGTGGCAAATCCGATTATCAAAGCCGAGATTGCCGCCCGCAATCCAAACGAACCGTTGGGTATGCCTGTATATGTAACCAACGCCGGGGAATTTCCCGCCGGAGGTGGCGCATAACGCCGGAGCATAACGAATTGTTAAACCGAGGGGACGGGGTGGTTATCCCCGCCCCCTTATTTATTTCAAACGCAGATGTACCGATTAAAAGAAATACAGGACGCATTATTGCACGTCGTCGGGTGGGAACAATCATACGACCCGGCAAAGGCGATAGACGACAATTTAACGCAGACGGAAAGCGGTTTGACGTTTCAAGGTGCGCACCCCCTTGTTACTTTGGATAATGTCCGGGCAATCGTCCCGGATGATTTCGTTTTTCAATATCCGGTTTGGAATATGATACCGGAATACAAAGCCGGGGCAAAGGTTCGCCACAACAACAAAGTTTGGATTGCCGCACGGGACAACCAAAACGAGGAACCGACCGAAAGCGATTTTAACGACGATTACAACGACGATTACGGCAACCCATATTGGCAACCGTACAATTTCATTTCCGATTATTTGGAGCGGTTGACCCGTAACGGTATTGCGCAAATGGTACAAACATTCACGCAAATAAAGGGATTGGATAAGGAAACAAAGAACTTGTTGGAACGGCGCACGTTCTTTGACGGTGCGGGACGTATCCGGGCGACGTTGCCGAATAATCATAAATTAGTCGGGTTTGAAATTGTCCCGGTTCGTTCTATGGGCGTAACAATGAAAATCGAACAAATCGGGTTGCAAATGACGGGCGCAACCGGGGTTGTCCGTATGTATCTTTTCCATTCGTCCCAAATTGACCCGATAAAGACGTTTGATTTGAATTTTACGCAGACAAACGGCGGTTTTCAATGGTTCCCGTTGAAAGATTGTTATTTACCGTATATCAGTACCGGAAACAACGCCGGGGGGTCGTGGTTCCTTTGTTACAACCAAAACGATTTGCCCGCCGGGATGCAGGCAATTAACATGACAAAGGATTGGAGCCGGGAGCCGTGCGGAACGTGTACGGGTTACGTTGATTTGGAGCGTTGGCGGGAAATAACCAAGTATTTACAGGTATCCCCGTTTATGATGAACGCCCCGGAAACATTCGACGAATACCCGGAGTTGTGGGATATTGCGTTGACGATGTACACCAATACGCAGAATTACGGGTTGAATTGCGAAATAACCGTTGGTTGCGACCTAACGGATTTTATCATTAAGGAAAGGCAGATTTTCCAAACGGTTATCCAACGACAGGTCGCCGCAATCATGTTGCGCACGTTGGCAATGAACCCCGATGTTAAGGTAAACCGGAATCAAGTAAACGCAAGCCGGATGGAAATTCTTTACGAGTTGGACGGCAACGTTGAGGGTCGCCCCGGCGGTTTGGGTTATGACCTTAAAAAAGCATACGAGGCGTTGCGGTTGGATACGCAGGGTATCGACCGTATTTGCCTTACTTGTAATAACCACGGCGTAAAATACCGGACAACGTAAGATTATGGCGGGGTTAAAGTCGATACAGGATTTACGCAACCGGGTTGCCACGTTCAACAACGGGTTATCGTCCGGCGCATACATTCAACATATCATTTGGGACAATGACGCCTATATTGTTGATATGAACGCCGAGGAACAATTGTTTGAACAGGGTATTAACCGTTTGGGCGTGGAAATTATGGATTACGCCCCGTATTCGCCGTTGACGATAGCCATAAAGGAGGAAAAGGGACAACCGACAAACCGGGTAACGTTACGGGATACCGGGGATTTTGAAGCGTCGTTTTTTTTGGAAGTCGGCGACAAACAATTTGAAATAAAGGCGTCGGATTTCAAAACGGAGGACTTAATAAAAAAGTACGGGCGGCAAATATTGGGATTGACGGACGAAAATATTGCGGCGTTGATTTGGCAATATATATTCCCGGACTTAATGGAGAAAGCAAAAAACGTATTATATGGCAACGAATAAGAAAACAACCCCTATAATTCCCAACCCGGTTTTAATTGACCGGGTTTTGGGGAACATACAAACCGGGTTAATGGATAACGTCGATTGGTTGGACGTCGCATTTGGGCGGGCGCAACGTATCGCCAAAGTGATACAGGGCAAACGCTATTATACCCCGAACGTATATGCGGGCGGGACGGAATGGAGAGGAAACAACGATTATATCGACGTTTCCCCGGATGCCAATATTGGCAATTTTTCGTTCTTTTGGATAGACGACCCGCAAACGGTCGGTTGGGTTCCCAAAGAGCAAAGCGAGATTAAAGCCCCGTTTTCCCTTATTGTTTGGTTCGATTTGCGCAAGGTTTACCCCGGTCAACTCAACAACCGGAATACCGAGGCATTGAAGAACGAAATATTGACCGTCCTAAATGGCGGTTTTTGGCTGAAAGACGGGACGATTGTAATAAACCGGATTTATGAGTTGGCGGAAAACGTGTACCGTGGGTTTACGTTGGACGAAATAGATAATCAATTTTTAATGCACCCATTCGGCGGTTTTCGCTTTGAGGGTGTATTGTCAGTTAATCAACCTTGTAACATTTAACGATATGGTAACTTTCATTATTTGGGTTTTGGTCGTGGCAACCGTGGCGGCGTTCCTGTTGACCCTGTTAAAAAAGTGGGGCGTTATTGAGTACGTCCAAGTTCACGGCAACGACTTTTTTGTTAAGATGTTCAATTGCGGCTTTTGCTTATCATGGTGGGCGGGGGTCGTTTTGTCCGTCCTGTTTGCTATATGCACCGGGAACCCGGCATTGTTATTGGTTCCGTTTTGTTCAACAGTCATAACCCGCATACTCTTATGAAAACGACAAAGATAGGGGAACGGGCGGTTGTGTTGTACGACAGTATCGACGAATTGCCGATGTTGCGATTTCATAAGTACAATAAAATGTTGTTAGTTGATGCCGGGATTGGTTCCGATTTGCAGGATTTCGACACGCATATTGAAAAGGCGATAAGATACGCCCGTAGCAAAACCCCCGAATTGGCGGCAATCGAATTGGATAATATGCGGCAAAACGTGTATTTCATTCAAACCGGAATAAGCCCAAAGCATTTGGCGTTTGCCGTGTTGGTTAAATCAATCGACGGGGAGCCGTACAACGATTTATCCGACGATGGGTTGCAAAAGGTCGTCGATATGTTCGGCGATGTTCCCGTTAAAGAGTTGACCGCCCAAATGGAAGCGGTCAAAAAAAAAATAGATGATGAATTGCAAATGTATTTCCCCCGTATGTTCGACGATGCGACGATTAAAGAGTATTACGACGAATTGCGTAACCGGACAATGTTAATGTTGGATGCGATTATAAACGGCGATACAGAGGACAAACGGGCGGAAATTGATAAAATAACGACGATGTTGTTGTTGTACAATCGCCCGGTTGTTTTTAGTGGTTCCGATAACATGGAAATTCAGTACGATAAACAGTTTGAGAATATGTGTTTAACCATATCCCAACATTTGCACGTGCCGGAGCCAAAGAAATACACCGTTTTAGAGTATTACAACGCATTTGAGCGGATAAAGGAGTTGTTGAAACCAACCAAAAATAAAAACGGCGTCAAATAAGGCGATTTGCGGCGTTGTTTTTCTTTGGTTGATTAACTACATGGAAAAGAAAAGATAATTTAATACGGGGCAAATTGCCCGCAAATAACGTTAAGTATGGCAGATAATAACAACCCAATAAAATACAGCGACCTTGTAAAGCCCGACGATAGTATTACAAAGTTGATTGCGCAATTAGACCAATTAAGCGACGCATATATGAATACGTTGCAAAATATCAAGTCGGAAGCAATAACGGTTAAGGCTGCATTGGAGGGCGTAAGCGGGGCGACCGAAAACGGACGTAAGACAATCCGGGGGGCGTCGAACGATACCGACAAATTGACACGGGCGGCACGGGATTTAGCATTTGCGGAAAGCGAGAACGCAAAGCGATTGGCGGAATTGAAGCAAGCCCAAAAGGAGGCAAACGAGTTGAACAAATTAACGACCCGGTTAAATCAGTCCGCCGAGGGTTCATATAATCGTTTATCCGCTCAATACTCAATCAATAAAATATACCTCAATAATATGACGGTTGAGGAAAGGGAGGCGACCGAGGAGGGGCGCAAATTGGTTGCCGAAACAAAAGCGATTTACGAGGAAATGAAACGGTTGCAGGAAGCGACCGGGAAAACGTCGTTAAACGTGGGTAACTATTCCGACGCCGCAAAAGGGTTGACGACCCAAATAGAGAACCAAACGAAGCAATTAGCATTGTTACGATTGGAGGGCAAACAAGGAACCGCCGAATATCAGCAATTGAGCAAAGAAACCGCAATGTTACGAGATGCGGTTAAGGATGCGACCGATGAAATTACCCGCATGGCGTCCGATACGTCCAATTTGGATGCCGTATTAGGTTTGGCGGCTGGTGCGTCCGGTGGGTTCGCCGCATATACCGGGGCAATGGAATTGTTCGGGGCGGAAAGTGAGGACGTACAAGAAGCGCAAAAGAAGTTACAGGCAGCAATAGCCATTACAACCGGGGTGCAAGCCATACAAAACGCAGTACAAAAACAATCCGCAATCATGTTGGGTATTTCCCGGCTACAAATGGCGGCGTTGAGCAAAGCGCAAGTTTATAACCGCCTTGTTACCATGCAGGGAACAAAGGCAACGTTGGCGGCTACCATTGCGCAAAAGGCTTTCAATCTGATTGCCGCCGCAAACCCGTATGTTCTTTTGGCATTGGCATTGGTTACGGTTGTGGGGGCTTTAGTTCTGTTTGCATCTAATACCGATAAATCGGCAAAGAACCAACAAAAACTTAACGAGGCGCAAAAGGCGTGGTTGGATTATTTGGAAACCGAGGCAACCGAAATGAACCGAGTTAGCAACGAACGTGTCGCCCAATTGAACCGGGAATTAAACATTGCTAAAGCCCGTAACGCTTCATTGTCTGAAACCCGAAAGATTGAGGACGAAATATTAGCCGAGCGCACAAAGGCGCATAATAAAAGCGTTGGTTTTTACGGTCAAGAATTAAACGATTTGGAGGCAAACCGGGCAAAGTTGAAACAACTAAACGATATGTTGGTACAACTCAATAACGCCAAAGCCCGTGGAGATAAGAAAGTTTATATTGATGTTGATTTAGACGGTAAAATTGATAAAGTCAAGGTTGATGAAGCAATTGAAGCCGTACAGGGTCAAATAGATAATACCGGGCGGGCGGTTGACATTGCCGTTAATCTAAAAACCGAGGGGGCGGATTTGGATGCCGAAAGGAAAATACAAGCCGCCCAAAGAGCAAACGAAAACCGGAACGCCGCCAAAGCGGAAACGGATATATTGCGCAAAGCCGAGGACGCCCGGATTGCCTTAATTAAAAATTCATTCGACCAACAACGGGCGCAACGTCAAGCCGCCAACGCCCGTGCGATTGCCGACATACAATTGCAGTTGAGGACGGAAACCAATTTAACGGTTAAGGCACGCAAAGCGTTGAACGACCAAATTGTTTTATTACGGGAACAATTGGCGGTTGATATGGTAGATATTGCCAATAACCAACGGGCGGCGGAATTATCCGCACAACGGGCAACACAGGACGCCCAAATTGCATTAATGGCAGAGGGTGCGGAAAAGCAACGGGAACAATTGCGGGTTGAGTATGAAAGACAAATACAGGACATTAACACCCGGTTAGAAACCGAGCGGGGATTAACTGAAACGCAGGTTGCCGAATTGCTTAATCAACAATTACTTTTGCAACAACAATACGCAAAAAGTTTGGGCGAATTGAATGACCAAATTACAATAGACCAAATGCAAGCCGCCGCCGACCGGACGCAATTACAATTAGACGCCGCCCGTGAGGGTTCACAGGAGGAAATAAATTTGCGTATTCAATTATTACAGCAACAACGGGCAATCGAATTGGCGCAAAACAGGCAATTAGCCGAGGACGTGCGCCAATCGGAGGCGGATATTAACGCCAAATACGATGCCGAGGTATTGAAGCAAACGACCGAGTTAAACCAACAACGGGCGTTAATGCTATTCGACCAAACACAAGCGTTGGAGGCGTCCGAGTTTGATTTAATCCGCAATTCCGAGGAACGCAAAACCCGGTTCCGGTTGGCGCAAGAAAAGGCACGGTTGCAAAAGATTTTAGAGTTGAACAAAGCCGCCGGGGTTAAAATGACGGATGCCGAGGTTAAGACAATCGAAAATACCATTGCGAAAATCGACCAAGAAATTGAGAAAAGCAAAGGCGACGAACGGGGTAACGACATATACGGATTGTTTGGGCTGAATTTGGACGACGACCAAAAGGAGGCAATAAGTACGTCCGTTTCCTTTGCTATTGAGCAATTAAATAGTTTTTTGGATGCAAAAGTACAAGCCGCCGACGCCGCCGTTTCCGCCGCCGACAAAGAGGTTGACGCAAGCCAACGCCGATTAGATGCGGAATTAGAGGCACGGGCGAACGGTTACGCCAATAACGTTGCAATGGCGCAAAAGGAATTAGACGTTGCGAAAAAGAACCAAGAAAAAGCCCTAAAGGAGCAACAAAAGGCACAGAAAGCACAGGCGGCAATACAAACGATACAACAAATTGGAAACCTTGTAACGGCGTCCGCTTTGATTTGGTCGCAATTGGGGTTCCCGTTTGCAATCCCGGCAATTGCTATAATGTGGGGTTCCTTTGCCGCCGCCAAAATCAAAGCCGCCCAATTATCCAAATCAGCCAACGCCGGGGGTTCGGAAAGTTACGGCGATGGTACGGTTGAATTGTTGGCGGGCGGTTCCCACCAATCCGGGGACGATGTGGATTTAGGAACCAAGCCGGACGGAACCCGGAGGCGTGCCGAGGGCGGGGAATTTTTCGCCGTTATCAATAAACGTAATTCCCGCCGTTTCCGTCGTTTAATCCCGGACGTAATAAATAGTTTGAACCGGGGAACATTCCCCCAAAAGTACCTTAATGCCTACAATACCGACGGCATTAATGTAACGGTTCAACAAAATAACGCACCGGATTTGCGGGATTTAAAAGACGATGTAAGGGAGATTAAGGAACAAAACCGCCGCCGTCGTTACGTCGATGGCAACGGCAATGTTATTGAGGTTTACAAGAATTTGACACGTAAAATTAAAAATTGATATGAACCCGATTTATAGACATTCATTTGTAAATGCGTTTTTAGCGAACGGGGCGATAACTAAAACAACCGGGAACATATACGGGAATAGTACATATTTCTATTATACCCGTACTTTTGTCCCGGTTGGGAATGTGTACCCCCGCAAATTGTTTCAGAATTACACCTCGCAAGTCGGGGGCGCATTTTACGATAGCAATAAAAAGATTATCGGCGATTGGGGAAGCGAACCGCCCGCCACAAATACGGAATTTGACATACCAAGCAATGCCGCATATATCCGGTTTAATGTAAGCAAAGCGCAATACGCCAACGGGACGGCATGGTTGAGATTGGGAACGTTGGACGCCCCGAACGTCTTACAAGGTCAAACCGTGCATCCGATTTATAAGGACGATTTGGCAAAGGAGTACGAATTAGAAACCAACCAACGGTTTTATCGTGCCAAATTATCCGGCAAAATTACCTTTGTCCGGGATGATTACGACTATATAAACCGTCAATCGTTCGACAATGAATTTTTGTATTGCATTGAAAAGAGCGACGACGGCGGGCGTACATGGTTCCAATACTTTCAAGGCAAGTTTATGAAAACCGATTGCACGTTTACCGATTACGATAAAAAGGTTGTTGTACAACCGGACGCAATCGACGATTATAACGACGTGTTGGCGGGATTGGAAAAGGAATACAATTTAATAACGTTAGCCCCGAAAATCCAACGGATAACGATAAACAAGCGTCCATTAATTCAAATATACGTTCCGGGGGATAGTGTTGTTTCTTGTTTTTTGGGCGGTACGAATTGGGAACAAGACGCAAACGCCACGACCGACCAAAACGCATTAGTTCGGACGTATCATTTTGCATTGTGTAATATTTTGAAAGAAATACAAATTACGTCGCACGGTTCCCCGGCGGTAATATCCGGGCTTTATACCGGACGAATGGCGACGGGTGCAAGTGCGGACGTATTCGAGGGGAAATTATACTCGGAATTGAATGTTAATTATTATATCTATATATCACAACAACGAATTGGCGGCGTGCCGTTTGGGGTTGCATTGGTTGAGATACGCCGACGTTCGGACGACGTGGCAATGTTCCGTTATCAAAAGGTTACAACGTCCCCGTTTGATACGTTGGAGTTCGATTTAACCGCCGTTGAGGGTTCCGGGGCAACCGGGACAATGCACGCCGATATGAAAAGTTACAATATATATGCCCGGTATTTGTGCGACGTGGAGAAAATCGACGACCTTAATACATATCCATTGCCCGCCGATGATATAGTTGATAATAACCGTAATTATAGGCGTGCGATTGGTTACGCAATCGACGTGGCGTTTATTTCAAACAACTTTTCAGATACCCCGACCGAGTGGGGATTAGCGAACAACGGAAAGTATTTTGCGCCGCCTTATTCCATATACGGGCAAACGTTTTATCCAATTGCCCGGTCAACGTGGCGTTATGCGTCGTTATGGTTTGGGTTTTATTTGATGGATTGGATATTAGAGGAAAAAGCACGAAAAGCATATACTTTGCGGGATGCGTTCCCGGTTGCGTCTTGTATATCCGTTTTGCTCAATCAGATTGCACCGGGTATAACGCACGCAGCCACGGCAGAATACAGTCAATTTTTATACAGCGGTAACAACCCAATATCCGGGTTGAATTTCCGGTTGCTTGTATCGCAGAAAACGAACATTATAAACGGCGAATATCAGCAACCCGCACAAAAAGCCCCGACGACCTTACAACAATTTACCAATATGTTACGGGATTGTTTTAAATGTTATTGGTTCATTGAGGACGGCAAATTTAAAATCGAACATATCCAATATTTCCGCAATGGCGGTTCCTATTCCGGCGGGGCTATATTAAGCCACGATTTGACAAAGGAATTGAATTTGCGCAACGGGAAACCGTGGGCGTTCAACACGTCGGAATATTTGTTTGATAAGGTCGATTTGCCGGAACGTTACCAATTTGAATGGATGGACGACGTTACGGCGGCATTTGAAGGGTTGCCGATACAAGTAATAAGCAAGTATGTAACGCCCGGAAAGGTTGAGGAAATTAATATATCAAACTTTACGTCCGATATTGATATGATGTTGTTAAACCCGGGCAATATGAGTTCGGAAGGGTTCGCCTTGTTTGCCGCCGTTCCGCCAACGTCCGGGTCGCAATGGATATTGCCATTTACCCGCCAAACAATAAACGGCGTCGAATACTTTTTGCAAAACGGATATTTGGCGTTTATCAATTTGCAATCCCCGTATTGGATGTATGATTTACCCGCCCGTCGTGTATCAATAAACGGTTCCGAGGTTTACGCATACGGTATTGAGAGAAAGAAGAAACAAACGTTTAGTTTTCCGGCAAATGACGACCCAAACCCGATGCAACTAATAAAAACATATTTGGGTAACGGTCAAGTTGATAAATTAAGCGTAAATTTGTGCAGTCGTTCCATTAAAACAACTTTGAAGTATGACACCGAATAATAATTTGTCCGTATTGCCGTTTTACGAGGGCGTGCAATACCAAGATTATAAAAAATCGTATGCGTATGGCGACGTTTACCCGTTGTTTACGCCTATCAATAAACTATTGCCGTTTCAAATCATACGCCCGACCCGTTCAAGTAACATTCTATCGGTTCGGTTGTATGATTATAAATTTACCCGGATTTTGGCGGACATAACAACGCCGATGTTGGAAACCGGATTGCAGATTGTCCGGTTTGCAAATTACGGTTATGATGTTATTGTTTACCCCGGTTTGTTGCCGATGGCTTTAGATTTCCCGGAGGGGCGGTATATGATTGGGATATATGACGGCGTACAATGGTATTATTCCGATGTATTTACATGGATTTCCGGCGGAATGGACGGTTATTTGTGCGTTGAATGGAGCGACGCCGCCAATATGGAAGTTGACGGCGGACAAATCGTTTACGAGGGCGTGCAATTCAAAAACCGGGTTTACGTATGTTCGGAGTTGGGAAAGCCGGAATACAAGTTTGAGGAAGAGGGCGAAGAACGGGACGGGTATTTTTTCCCGGAAAAACAAATATCGGAAAAAACGTTTCGGTTTATCTTTTTAGCCCCTGAATATCTTTGCGACGTTATGCGATTAATCCGCATGAGTGATTTTGTAACTGTTTATAGTCAAGGCAGGAAATACGATTGCGACACTTTTTTAATTACCCCCAAATGGCAAACGCAGGGCAATTTAGCGTCCGTCGAATGTGAATTTGAATGCGCAACCGTAGTTAAAAAAATCGGGCGGGGAATGATACCTCAAACAAAAGGAGATTTCAACAACGATTTCAATAATGATTTTAAAAACAATTAAATTAATTAGATTATGGGAAATTGCGAACAACTAAAACAAGCGGTTTCCGACGTTATCAAAACAAACGGAAACCAAGAAATTACCGGGGCAATAATGCAAAATGCTTTATTGTCTATTATTTCAACGGTAGGAAGTAACGCAACATTTGCAGGAATTGCAACACCGGATACAAATCCGGGAACACCCGACCAAAATGTATTTTACATTGCATCAGAAAATGGACAATATGTAAATTTTGATAGTGTTGTAGTGTATAACAAAGTAGCTATTTTTACAAACAAAAATGGTAATTGGGTAAAAAAAGAAACCGGGATTCCTACAAATGAAATTTTTACAGAAATTGGAGTAAATTTGGGATTAACTTCAAGTTTTACAGCAAACAGAATGATTTTAGGTATAGAAACTAATTTTTATTTTGATTCCGCTGATTTGTACTTTGTCAATAGAAATATTGGCGTAGAATATGTGTCACAACTCATTATAATTAGGTTTACAATTGATGGGGAAGTAAAGAGTTTTGACTATAGAAAATATAATGGTGTATTATCTGTAAATAAGGAAATTATAACTTTGAATAATTCCGAATTAAAAGTAAATATAAATGTTGATTGGGGCGGAATAGCAATAAACGAACATGATATAGTTGTAAACAAATATAAAGTTCTTATTTATCCTAAAGAGATAAAAGAATATGAAGAAGATATGAAAAAATTACAGAATGAAAAATTGGATAAATCGGAACTTATAAATAATTATTCCGTTTTAGAAAATACAAATTCTGTTAGAGGATGCCAAATTGAAAAAGATTCAATAACATTAGGAGGCGAAACCAATTGGAATTTATGTGTATTTAACAAAATAATAAATATTGTTGTTTTTAAGAATAGTAGTGGAACGCCATATTTGGTTTTTGGAGAAAATAAAGTATGTTATTATGTATTTGATTTTCTTTCGCAATTAAAAGGTCGTATTTTTGGATTGTATAAAAAAGACTTATCCAAAGTAAATAAAATTGATATAACTATTGGCGGATTTAATGAAGTTCCAATAGGTACGAAAAAATATACAATAAAAACAATAAATAAAAATATAATTGAAATATATTATGAACTTATACAAACCGGAGAAAAAGGTTTGTTGGTAAGTATTGATATTTCAGAAATAAGCGATTTGTTTTCAATTGATACATATTTCGTATTGGGAATTGCTACATTAATGACAAATGGAACATTTACTGAAATAGAATTGATGCAAAACATAGCGACTAATAATAAAGAAACAATAGAAGATTTTACAAGGTTGTCAAATAATGATATTGATAATGTTTCAGAAGGTAGTTATATAGTAGCGGGGAATAGTATTAAAAATCTATCTGCTTTGAGCAGGACCGATTTTTTATTGTTGTCTGAGGATATAAAAGCAATAGAGTTCAAAATATCAAGTCTATGGGATATTAATGCTTTTATTGCTTTGTGCTTAGGTTATGGAAAAGAGAATGAAACAAAATGCTTTGCTTCTATGCAATTGCCAACGCAAGTTAGAAACGACGTAAAAGGTTTGATAAAGAATTTTGGAGCAACTGACCTGCAAATTTCTTCGGCGATTGGCGAAGGTAGGTTTAGCCCGCCATATCGACACCCACAAAACTATTTCTACAATGTTTCTGTTGGAGATAAATGTATGATAGAAATAATTAATGAGCAATATATATGTGGGTATGTATGGAAAGAAAATAAATGGGAAAGATGGTTTATTATTGACACAAAAGGGTATTGGCTAAATTTAGATAATCAAAATGATGGAACATTGCGTTACGGATGGAATGAAAGAATTGGCATTGGTATATGTGGATATTATGGAACAGCAAATGCAAACACAACATTTTTGACAGATATTAAAGTTGTAAGCAGAAAGGGGACACAATTATATGATATACATGAGGCTAATATGGGGAGAAATAAGCCTAAAAGAAAATGGGTTGCGATTGGAGATAGTATAACAGCGATAGACAGAAATAACGGTTTGTCATACGTTGGTTTTGCTAATAGATTGTTAAATTATGAAGTTATTAATAAAGGAAAAAGCGGATGGCTTATAGTAGAAATGTGGAAAAAAAGATTAGAGGTTGGTTGGGAAACAGATATTGAAAATTTATCTGATTATGATGTTGTTTCAATATTAATGGGGACTAACGATTGGTATTTTAATCAAAACGGTAAACCTTATACATTAGGAGATACAAACCCCAATAGTGAAGATGCAAAAGATGAAAATACAACATTGGGGGCATTGCGTTTAATTATAGAAAAAATATTGGAACTTAAACCGACAGCAAAATTAATATTGTTTACCCCATTTTATAGGACTAAGGGCGAGGGACCAATAGTAGATGATAAATTCCCGGTTGTCACTATTAATCAAGAGGGGAAAACGATATATGAATATGCGGAAGCAATATATAATGTTGGTAAGGAATATAATATACCAGCATATAATTTGGCAAAAGATAGCGGTATAAATTCAATAACATTAGAAGCATACACATACGATAATTTACATATAAATGAAAATGGAGGTTATTTAATTGGAACGTGGATGCAAAAAAAAATATAAAAATGAGTAGAATTGAAGTTTTTGAACAATACAGAATAGTATTTATTTCTTCTTTAAGTGCGTTTTTAGGGTATTTAACCCCGACAAAGGGTTTTGTGTATGCGTTGGTAATAATGTTTGCGTTCAACATTTGGGCGGGAATGAGGGCGGACGGCGTTGCTATTGTGCGATGCAAAAACTTTTCGTTCCGGAAGTTCAAAAACGATGAGTAACCGCCGGGGGATAATTCCCCCGGCATAACAATTTGATGATATGGATAAACTTTTCACATGGGAACAATGGCGTATGATATTTGCCACGTCGTTAAGCCCGATTTTAGCGTATTTAACGCCAACGGCGGGTTTTATGTACGCATTGGTTATAATGTTCGCTTTCAACATTTGGGCGGGTATGCGGGCGGACGGTGTAAGCGTGAGGCATTGCAAAAACTTTAGATTCAGTAAGTTTAAGAATGCGTTGGCGGAATTGCTTTTGTACGTTACCATTATACACGTTATTTATTCGGTAATGCTGCAATGTGGGGATAATGAAGCCGCCAAAATAGTAATTAAGTCGCTTACATACGTTTTCATGTACGTATATTTGCAAAACGCATTCCGCAACCTTATTAAAGCATATCCCACAAATGTTGCGTTGCGTATTATTTACCACGTTATCCGGTTGGAGTTTACACGGGTATTGCCGGGATATTGGCAACCCATAATTGAGAGATACCAACGGGAACACGATAACGATATTATTAACGATAAGGAAAAGGAGGGCGAACAATGAACCAAACAGAGATTTTAAAGTATTTGGAGGGGCAAAAAACGACCCGAAAGATTACGGATTTGATTGTACATTGCACCGCAACCAAGCCCGGCGCAAAAGTCAACGTTGATGTTATCGACGGTTGGCACAAAGAACGGGGATTTAAGAAACAACCCCAAAGCGGGCGAATTTGCGGTTATCATTTTGTTGTATTGCCGGACGGGACGATTGAAACGGGGCGTTATCTTTCCGAGATTGGGGCGCACGTTTCCGGGCAAAATTCCCGTTCTATTGGCATTTGTTACGTTGGGGGATTGGATGCCAACGGCAAAGCCGCCGACACACGCACGCCGGAACAAAAAGAGGCGTTATTATGGTTGCTTATGCGTTTAGTTGTTATGTTCCCGGATGCAACGATTAAGGGACACCGGGATTATTCCCCGGATTTGAACGGCGACGGCATTATTGAGCCGTGGGAGTATATTAAAGAATGCCCGTGTTTTAATGCGGCAATTGAATATAGTAAAATTTAATTTTGTGCCATTATGACAAAGAAAGACAAAAAGGAGTCGTTAATCATTTACACGGCAAACGCATGAAAAAGTATATAATATTGGCGGCAATCATTATGGCGGTTGCCGCCGCCTTTTGGGTACAACAAAGCCGTATTAAGCGATTGACCGCCGAACGGGATAAATACCGGAACAATACCGAAACGTTGTTGCAGGACGTCCGCACGTATCAAACAAAAGATAGTTTGAACGCCGCAAAGGTGGGTAATTTGGAGTTGAAATTATCCGAATATAAAAAGTACCGGGCGGACGATGCGGCGTTAATCAAATCGTTGCAGACAAAGAACCGGGATTTGCAAAGGGTTACGACGGCGCAAATGGAAACGATAAACGAATTACGGGCAAACGTCCGGGATAGTGTTGTATATTTGCCCGGCGATACGGTTACAACCGTTTTACGATGCGTCGATATTGTCGAACCGTATTTTGAGTTGCATGGATGCGCCACGCCGGACGGACAATTTACCGGGACGCATATAAACCGGGATAGTCTGTTGATAGCGGAAACGGTGCAATATAAACGTTGGTTAGGTTTTTTATGGAAAACAAATAAAATCAAAAATCGGCAAATTGATGTAGTTAGCAAAAACCCCGCAACAAAAATATTAGGGGTTGAGTTCATAACCATAGAAAAGTAATAAACCGGGGGTTGTAACAAGGCGTTGCAACCCCTTTTTCTATTGAGCCATTTTTAGACCGTTTCCGGGCATTTTATTTCAAAGTGGATAATTTACCCGTCCAGCTTGCAAAAGTCGCTTAAATCGAAAATTCCAAGAAAATAACTCTTTTGGAACCAAAACAAAACTTTTTGAAGTTTAAGCCAAAAATAAAAGATAAAACTTTTGGTAATTAAAATAAAGGTTGTATATTTGCATCATCAAACAAGAACGACCGGGCGTTTTCCCGGAAAATAGAGAGCGAAACAATATGAATACTCAAAGCATTTATAACGGATTAGATTACACAACAAAAGAGATTAACCGCAATTTCAAAATCAAGGTAAACGGAATTGTAAACGGCAAAAAGGTTAATGTATTGGTTGGCGTGTCCGGTTTAATAAAGATTGTCGGCGACATTAAGTTAGTCAATCGCTTATTAAAACGTGCTTTCAATTGTTACGGAGACAAAGAGGTTTACAAATTGCGCCGAGGCGTTAAAATCACTTTCTATTATCATTAAACAACGACGGGGCGTTTTCCCCAGAACAATATAAATTTTCAATCATGGCAAAGTACATTTTAGTTAAGAAAGTAAAGGGAAAGAAATACGAGTACCAAGTTATTGACGTCGATAGTAAAGCGATTGTTTCAAAAAGAACGTCCGCCCGTGAATATGTGGCGTGTACCGCCGACGGGTCGTTTTATTTCGGTCGTTTGGATTTAATCGGCAAAGGCGACCACGGCAAACGGTTGAGCCATGCGACGGAAATATTGGCAAACCCGGAAAAGGCGTATAAAAAACAAATCGCATACTTTACGCCGGATTATCGGAGTACATGGATAGCCGAAAACCCCGCCGAACAATGGATTGCCCGAAACGTTGAATATGCGACAAAGGAAAAAGAGAGATTAAACGCAATTGCGTATTTGCAGTAATAACCAAGCCGGGGGCGCAATCCCCCGGCATAACCATTTAGAGCGATGAACAAAACGAAACGTTACCGATTAAGTCAAGCAATGTATAAAATAATCCAAAATGCAAACGGCGGGTTATTTTTGCTTTATACCCGGCACAATCCCGGCGATGTGTTGAGCCTATTATTAGATGGCAACGATATTGGGTTGATGTGCCGAGTTGAGAGCCGACACGACCAATATTATAAGTATTGCAAAGTAATTACGGAGGGCGAACAATGAGCCGTAACAGAGAGCGACAACAAGAATTGCAGCCGGGGCGGGTCGATTACGCCCGTACCCGGTTGGAGGCGTTGGGCTATCCGGTTACGGAGGTCAACGCCACGACCTTACAATTTACTTTCCGGGGTTCCCCGGTTACATTATACCCGTATTTCGGTTGGTTTACCGGGCGCACCATTACCGATGGACGGGGAATTAAGAACCTATTAAAACAAATACCTATGCGATTTGCATTAAGAAAACAAGAAAAGATAAAAGCGTATTTTGAGCCAAACGGGGACGAAATGTTGAACCGGATAAAAGAAAGTTTAACCCGGTATTTTTCCGCCGACCGTTCGGATTTCCCGGAGGGATTGCGGGACATTGAAAGCGATTATAACCAATTGCCGGGGGAACCATACCCAACCATTGCAATAAACGACATGGGTAACGCCGACCGTATGATTGAGTTCTATGTTACCGGAAAACAATACGACGTTTATCATGTGGCATTTAAGGGATTTACAAAGGGCTGATTATGGAAAGCGTTATTATTGAGGAAATGCGGGCGTTTATGCGGTTAGATTTGAACCCACGGCAAAAACAATATTTTGCCGATACAATCGCCGTTGCAAAACGTGTTGATATTGTCCGGGCGGCGGACGTGTTCAACGATTACGAATTAGAGATTATCCGGGATATACTGAAACCCCAACCGCAACAATGTTATCGGAATGCGCATTTGCTTTGCCAATTGTTCCCGGAACGGGTGCGATATTGCGAGGGCAAAACATTTGCTTTTATTCCCATAGAACACGCATTTAACCGGGTTGGCGACAAATACGTTGATATTACGTTTGAGTTTGCATTACAATACGCCGAATTGTTAGAACATGAGTACGTTGTATTTGGCGAATACGATTTGCGAACGTTGGAACGAATTACAAGGGAAACCGGGTATTACGGCGATATATACCGAAATATCTATATTGAGCGGGTAAAAGATAACCCCCGACGCAATGAAGTAACGCCGGGGGTTGGTACGCAGTAACCGAGAGCGATGTTATAAGGTTATGCGGTGCAACAAAATTAGTGCTTTTTATCTGTATTACAAGCGTCCAACATTGAATAAATAAAATATTAAAAGGTTTTATTTTTGGTAATATAGATTTTATTTGTACTTTTGCAGAAACAAAAACCCACCGGGGGATTACCCGGCAAAGATATGAGAATAAAAGAGAGCGATTTATTAAAACAATTGGCGACCGATAGCGGGAAAACAGCCAAACAAGTTTCCGAAATTGTCGTTTCGGAATTACTCAAAAACAAAGTTATTGAGGACGACCCGGACAATTGGGGCGTTTCCGTTTTCGATGCAATAAACGAGGACGTAACCGAGGAACAAACCGCCAATTGTTATGCGGCTATTTCCGAGGCGTTGGGCGTGTATCTGAAACGGGTATATTTCATTGTCCCGGATTTGGATTTAATGGGTAATGAAGATTGCCCGGAGTGCGGCGGCGAAATGGAAGTTACCGACGGGGAATATAAACAGACCGGAGGCGACGGATATTTGACCCCGCCGGAATATACCGCAATTTGGGAGGAAATGACGTGTACGCATTGCGGACACAAAGAGAGCAACGAACCGAGTTATTAACAATAAAAGACTAAAGAAATGGCAGAAATGACGAAATTAAGAGTAAACGAGGCAATCGCACGGGCGCAAACCGCCGGAATTAAAGTTTATAAAAAAGAGGTTGCCGCCCGGTTATGGGAGGGACGCACCGAAAGCGCACAACAAGTTAATATGACTAACTTATGTAACGGTACGACTAAACAGATACGCCCGGAATGGGTTGTTATCATTTGCGAAATGTGTAATTGCACCCCTAATTATTTGTTTGGATATGAAGAATAACGGGTTACAATGGTTTGAACGCATGGCGGACGTTATGTTTTCCGATAGGTTCCAAGCGAAAGCGATTATTGCGACATTTGGAACGTTGGGCGTTGTTTGTCTGATTGGCGCATTTTGGAACCCGTGGCAATTGATGTTTGCGGGTATGTGTGCCGCAATGGTATTATGTGGATTTTCAGAATTAAAAAAGAGTAGAAAATGAGAGCGAACAAAAAGAAACCGGAAAATCCGGTACAAAAGACGGTCGAAAGTTTGGGAGCCGTTCCCGCTGACCAATTCCCGGAAATTACCGAGGAACAACAACAAATAATCCCCCCGTTTGAAGCGGTCGAGGTTGAGCAACCAACCGGAATATTTGAGATATTGCCGGGCATGACGGTTGAGGAAATGACGGCAATGTTTTTTGATGAAAAAACGTTGATTGAACCCCCGTACAAGGTTTGGCAATTGAATAGTAAGGGACACCGCTACTATTACCGATACGACGAGAACGGGAACCCGGAGTTTTTCCCGTCGGTTACAACGATATTATCCCAAACGTTGCCAAAAGCCCCGCATTTGATACAATGGATTGCAAGCAAAGGAATTGAGGAAGCGGAACGATACAAAGGCGAACGGGCGGCGTATGGTACATTCATGCACGCCGCATTTGAGGAATTATTAATTAACCGGGCTTATGATTTGGACGGGCTGAAAGGCAAACTAAAAGAATATATTGAGGTTTACCGATTGCCGGACGACTTTATTTATTACGCCGACGATTTGAAAAAGGACGTATTGGCGTTTGCGCAATTCGTATTGGATTATGATGTACGCCCGTTGGCGGTTGAAATTGCGTTGGTGCATCCATATTACAAGTATGCCGGAATGATTGATTGCCCGTGTACCATGTTGGCAAAGATTGGCGGGGACGAACGTATTAACGCAATCGTCGATTTTAAGAGCGGACGCAAAGGGTTTTACGAGGAAAGCGAGATACAATTAGGGATGTACCGGGATATGTGGAACGTCAATTTTGAGCAATTCCCCGTTACCCGTATTTTCAATTTCAGCCCGAAAGATTGGCGCAAACGTCCGTCGTACAATCTGAAAGAACAAACGGATAGCCCCAATATACGGAAAATCCCGTATCTATTGGAAATTGCGGCTATTGAGGACGAAAAGAAAGATAATACGTTTACGTCGGTTAATGGCATGGTATTGTTAGACAATGCCCCGGATTTAACGCAAAACGTAATATCCTTATCGTTGGCGGAATTGATTAAAACGAAAGCCCCAAAGGAGGCGACCCCGGACGAAAACACGGACGCCGCCGATAAAGTCAAGGCAGATGGTACGAATATAAAAACAATCAGTTGTGAAATTTTTATAGATAAAATTAACAATGCTGATGATAATTATTCTTTGTATCATACCACAGATATTGCACAAACATACGGCGTTAATTTGATTGATGAGGGATTAGATTTAGACCAACACCGTTGGTATAGTATAGCAACAAACATTTATAAATGTTCTGATGGGTATGTAAAAGTAAAAGGAGCATTCCAAAGTTTTTCGGAAATGCAAATGTGGTCTGATATTGATGTACATTCAGAGGCGGAAAAATTGCAAGGTGATGAATTACGAGCATTTGAATTGAGAATGAAAGCGTATGCGATTGAAAAAGGATTAAAACAAAAAACAGAATTGGAAAAGGAACTAAAGAAAACAACCATTGTTAAACGTGCGCCCAAAAAGGCAAAGGAGGCGGAAAAGAAAGCCACCACGGACAAAACGACCGCAAAGCGGGGTAATACCACGGAAAAGAAAGTAAAGCCCGCAAATGAGCCTAAAAAGCCCAAAAACGAGAGTAGGAAAAAGATGTTGAACGACGACCCCGAAATTTGATTGTTATGAATATAGTATATTATGCAGTTGATAAGGACGGACGGGCAATTATACATACGGAAAAACCCGAAAGATGTACACGGGATTTTGATAGCCCCGTTTGGATTGATGCGGTTGAGTTATTGGGAGAAATACCCCCGGAATTATCGCATATAAATTGGGAAAATTCGCCCGTTAAATTAGAGTTAAATATAAAAGTTGTTGAATGATGAAAGGAAGAATAAAACGACCGGAGGCGCAACAATCCCGTTTGATTTTGCCCCGTGTCGGTCAAATAAAAATCGGTATGA